GGCATTCCACCGGGCATTCCACCGGGCATTCCACCGGGCATTCCACCGGGCATTCCGCCTGGTGGCGGTCCATTTTCTGCCATTAATTTCTGAAATACAGGATTTATCAAATTTTCTAAAGATTTCATTTTTTCTTCGTATACATTAGGGTCCTCGTCAAAATGATCTGCTAACCATTTTTCTGTTTCAGACAACGCATCGTTTATTTCATCCATTTTATCTGACGGAATCTTTTCTTTTAACTTTTCATCACCCATTGTACCTTTTGTGGAAAATACATAATTTTCTAATTTTCCACGAGATTCTATTTTTAATTTCATAGCTTCGTCTTCCGACTTAAACTTTTCCGCTTCATTTACCATTCTTTCAATATCACTTTCACTTAAACGTCCGCTATCATTTGTAATTGTAATTTTTTCAGCTTTTCCCGTAGATTTTTCAACCGCGCTTACATTTAATATACCATTTGAGTCAACGTCAAAAGAAACGTCAATTTGTGGCTGTCCACGAGGCATTGGGGGAATATTGTCTAATGTAAACTTACCAAGTAAATTACAATCCTTTGTCATTGTACGTTCTCCTTCATATACCTGAATTAATACACCTGGTTGATTATCCGCATACGTTGAAAAGGTTTGACTTTTTTTTGCAGGAATAGTAGAATTTCGTTTAATTAATGGTGTCATAATACCACCCGCGGTCTCTAATCCTAATGATAAAGGAGCAACATCCAACAATAACAACTCAGACAACTTTTCTGATTCATTTTTACCTCCCAATATGGCAGCCTGAACCGTAGCACCATATGCTACTGCTTCATCTGGATTAATAGAATTACATAATTGTTTTCCACCAAAATAATCTGATAAAAGTTCCTTTATTTTAGGGATTCGTGTTGACCCCCCTACCAATACAATTTCATTTACGCTGCTCTTTGAAACCTTTGCATCAGTTAATACTTTTTCTACAGGTTGCATACACTTTCTGAAATAATCTATATTTAAATCTTCAAATTTTGCACGCGTAATTGTCGTATTAAAGTCTATTCCCTCATATAGACTATCTATTTCAATATGAGCTTGCGTTTGCGTAGATAGTGTACGCTTTGCACGTTCGCATGCTGTTCGTAAACGACGTAGTGCACGATTATTACCCATAATATCTTGTTTCATTTTACGTTTGAATTCCTTTGCAAAATGGTCGACCATACGATTATCAAAATCTTCTCCACCCAAATGAGTATCACCAGCTGTAGCCTTTACTTCAAAGATTCCATCGTCAATTGATAAAAGTGAAACATCAAATGTACCACCACCTAAATCAAAAATAAGAACATTTTGTTCATCGCCTTTCTTATCAATACCATATGCAATTGCCGCGGCAGTTGGCTCATTGATAATACGTAAAACATTCAATCCTGATATAGCACCCGCGTCCTTTGTAGCTTGTCTTTGTGAATCATTAAAATATGCCGGTACTGTAATTACCGCATTATCTACAGATTTACCCAAATAAGATTCTGCTATTTCTTTCATTTTAATCAAAACCATTGATGAAATTTCTTCTGGTGAAAATGTTTTTATTTCTTTTTTATAAGTAACTTGAATCAAAGGTTTATTTTTAGCATCAGGTATTACTTTAAACGGCCAATGCTTACTGTCTTTTTTAACACTTTCATCACTAAAATCGCGACCAATTAAACGTTTTGCATCAAAAATACTATTTTCAGGATTCATAGATGCTTGATTTTTAGCAGAATCCCCTATTAAACGCTCTGTATCATTAAACGATACATATGACGGAGTAGTACGATTACCCAAATCATTTGCAATTATTTCAACCCTGTCGTTTTGCCAAACACCAACACAACTGTACGTAGTTCCCAAATCAATACCAACACATTCACCTTCTACAACCATATACGTAATAACATATTTTGTCTCTATATTATTTATATTAAAACTTAATTGAATTATTTTATAAAAAAAATATATTTATAAATGAATGATACGAATCTGACTCTTTCTGCAAGGGGAACACCTATTGTATTACACTCCACGTCACCTATTGTTGAAAATTCAAAGTTACTTAGTGCCATTGTTGAAAGATGGAATACTCCAGAAAAAATACATTATATCGATATAGACCCAAACTCTTTTCACTTTCTAATTGATATGATAAAACATCGCATAGAAAATATAAATTTTCCATCAAAATTAAATAAAAAAATAACAAAATTATATTATAAAAAAATTTCAATAGATCCTCAGATTATAAACGCTATTATAAATTTAGAAATAGATTTCGATTTAGAAGAGTGGCTACTAAAGGAAAAATGGCATTGTTTTCATCCAAGTGTTTCAATATTAAATGATAATATAAATGAAATATGGCATTACGCAGATTGTATAGGATACATCGCATATATGTTGGATGAAATGGAAGAATACAAAATGCTAAAAATTAGTGCTTCACGAGGTGTAGAAGACCATCCTAAAAGAACCCGTCTACATTTATTATCACTTACTATAGAATGGACTACAGAAAATGGAAATTGGAGTAATATTATATCATTAGGAACACAATATTATGGTAGTTATAGTAATCAATATAACAGTATATTATATCACTCTTATGATAATATATGTAATTCTCTAAAAAATCAAGAACATCCGCATATGATAGATGCTTTAAAAAAATATTATAATAATATAGTAGAATTAATACCAGCCTATAATAATCCAAAATCTAGATTAATCTAACAATCCGTTGAACCAGCTACTCCCGAACAATCATATGTATATTTCGAATCATAACCACCCGTAGACCAGCCACCACGAACCATTCCTCCGACTCCTATTTCACTTTCATATGTGTATATTGTTTTTCGGGAATTATCTATTACGTCAAATACTACATCTTGTTTTTCAGCATGTGTTATATTATTTAATTTTGGAAATATACTTTCATTCATTATATAAGCAAACAAATAATACATAAATAATAATAGTTGAGCTATTTGTATACATTTGATTTGCATTTGCATTGTTAACATTGTTTATAATAATAAAATTTAATTCAATTTTTTTATTATAATTCAAAATGGAAAAGTTCGTCTTGATAATTATTTTGAGCTTCGCGAGCATAATTACGTAGTAGTCGTCGTTGTCTCCTTCGTTCACTCCGTCTATCCGTTGTACTTAAATTGTTTGAATGAATATTTCTATGATTTGTTTCTGTTAAATAACGTCTACGTATTCGATTGATTTGTCTACGTAATATCCTTGAAGATGAATATTCATAAGGAGAAATATCGTTATATTCTCCATTTGTTTCTGATTCAAAATATTCACCCCACGATGGTTGTAGTTCTGGTGCAGATTGTGAAACCAATACTTCTGTAAATAATGAACTATCTAATGCATTTCGACAATAAGGACAATTTTTACGTCTCAAAGAATCAAGACATTCTTGGCATATGTGTTTTGTATTATTACAACACGATAATTGATGTAACATTCGAGTACTATCGTAACAAATGTCACAAGCCAAAAAATTTTCCATTTTCTTATATACTATTGTTACATTTTAAAAAACAAATAAATTAATTTTTATTTTCAAACAACGATGATTTTTGCTTACTCATTAGCTCTCTAATTTCAGTATAAATTCCTTGATTTGTAGTCTTATGTACTGGTTTAGGTTTTTGAATCTCCATGTATTTTTCTATAACTTCTATTACGTTATTATTATTTTGTTTTAAAGCTTCTTCCGCTTCATCTTTAGTATAATTCGTTTGTCTCATTATAACTTTTACATTATCCATTTATATTTCAAAAGACTAAATTATTTATTTTATCACGCAATATATAATAATGATTAATAAAATTTGTGGCCCCGCTATTTTATATTTAGGATTTTCATTAATACATATTATAATCGATGCTTTTCATGGAAAATATAACAATGTACTTGTTGAAGTTATAATATCAGCCATTTTTACTGTATTTTTACAATTATTATGCATGAACGGAATGACGATTGTATCATGGATAATCGTATTTATTCCATTTATTCTTTTTACTTACATAACCGGAATCATATTGTATGTTTTTGGACTAAAGCCTAAACCAGAAAATCAAAAATACAATATATTAAAAGATAACACTAACTGCAACTCTAGCATGTATGGTTGTTGTCCTGATTATAAAACACCTAAAAAAGACCCAAAAGGTAGTAATTGCGTAGACCAAGTTGGTGGATGTATTTCAACCCAATATGGTTGCTGTCCTAATAGTACTTTAGCAAGACATGATGAAGCAGGATCTAATTGCCCGCCGTATGATTCCCATCATCACGACGACCATCATGACCATCACCATCATCATCACGACTCACATGATAAAAATAATAACAACAAAAATAAAATTAATATAGGTGAACATAAACATTACAATATATTAGGAAATGTTAAAAAAGAAAATGAAAAATTTAGCATTGTAAAACCATATTCTAAAGACGGTTATTCAAATTTATAATCTAAATATTATTTTGTATATTTAAAAATGGATATAAATAAAAAAACTTATATATAAATAAGCATGAGCGAGCTATTAACTACCTCATCGCAACCACATAATCTATCTGATACATGGGTCTGTTGGGTCCATCTACCAAATGATAACAATTGGGAAATATCTGGATATAAAAAAATACACTCTTTTAATACTATTGAACAAGCTATATTACTTAATGAATTTCTAGGCGAAGAACTATTAAAACATTGTATGATATTTTTAATGAAAGATGGAATTAATCCAATGTGGGAAGATAATAAGAATCGAAATGGTGGAAGTTTTTCCTACAAAGTTTCAAATAAAAATATTTCTAAAATATGGAAAAAAATATATTACATGGTTTTAGGTAAAACTATCAGTAATGAAAAAGTATATTCTAATATTAATGGTATTACTATTTCTCCTAAAAAAAATTTTTGTATTTTAAAAATATGGCTTTCTAATTGTGATTATAAAAATCCTGATATTATACAAAATATTGAAGGTCTTAACCAAAATGGGTGCTTATTTAAAAAACATAATCCAGAATATTAAATATTATTATGATAGAAACTTATTATAAATTTTAATTTGTGCTTTAGTTATATATTATACCATAAATTGTATTTGTAATAGAAATAATTAAGATAAAACAATAGAAGATGATGGTGGTAATGGTGCTAAACATAATTTTATATCACCTAATGATGCCACGTTATATTTTACAATCAAAGGTAAATTATTTTCTAAATACATTTCTATTTGATTACACAAATTAGTACACTTTATAAAGTAGCTTAAATTCTTCAAGGAAAATTCCCCTTGAATAATTTTATCTGAATCCTGCTTTTGCAAAAATTCCATATTTCCATCAGACTCTGCTCGTAATACTTCCGCGTATGCAAAGTTACCACTACATTTGAAATATAATTCATTACCTACTGATTTAATTTCTAGTTTATCAGATATGCATGATAAATCTCGAATAATCTTTTGAAAATCAGATGATGGAAGATTAATTACTGATGAAAATGTTACATCGGGTACGTGTAATTCTTCCGTGTCTGGTTCTATTAATCTTAGCTTTTGCGTCTTACATTGTTTTATATCACCGTTTTCAAATTTTAATCCTAAATATTCTACTATTCCTTCATTATAATCATCATTTTCTATATAAATTGTCAATGTTTCATCATTATCAATCGTATTAATCAACTTAAACAAATGAAACATATTTACACCAATAATTATTTTTTCTTGTTTACATTCATAGAATTCAAAATTATCTGCATGTAAATGTAAATGTACCAAAATTGTATGAGTTTTATCCATATTTATAATTTTAATACCATCTTTTTGAAATGTAATATTTGTTTCTAATAAAATGTCCTTTAATGCAGTCATTAATATTCTAAATGGTGCAATTTGAACGGTCTTTATTGTTAATACATTTTTTTCTGTATTTTCATTTACCATATAAGTATCGTATATGAAAATCTTTAAATTCTATTTTTTTCTTTTATTATCGGAATTTAACGCAATTAATATTACACCAATAAATACTAAAACTACCCCTGAAATTGTAAATACATTTATATGCGAATTAAATAAGAAATAACATAAAAATAAAACTATAATCATATTAATATTTATTACAGAAAGAGAATAACCCGGATTTGGGGCAAACATATGCGCTTTTGAAGAAAAATATACAGTAATAATTGCCAATATAGCTAATAAAAATATACACGGTATTACTGTTTTATTTTTTAAAATATATTTAAAGTCCACTTTTTTTCTATTAAATAGTAAATATAATCCTAAAAACAAAGAAATCACAAAAAATAAAATAAACATGTAAAACTCCAATAATTCTATCTTACTATTATTCTTCAAACATCTAATAATTACTACTATTAAACTTGTTGCTAATGCTGCTATAAATGAAAATAATATCCAAGGCTTCATGTAATAAGTAAATAATTTAAAAATAATACTTATAATTATTCTATGATTAAAGGAGTTAGATTTCAAAAACAAATGGCCTTTACATTTAATAATCCTAAACGCTATTTTTTTAATTCTATACAACCAACTAAATTAACAAATCAACATGTATCTATATTTAAAGCTTCTATGACAAATGTTATGTTAATAGTTAGTATTTTATGGGGTATTGAAAGCAATCAAAAAAAATTTAAAGCAGAATTAGCTTATCATAATTCAATACACAATATGTATATAGCTTGCATACAAAATGAAATACCTATTTCAGTTTGTAATAAAATAAAAAAAGACTTTAATCGTTTATCGTCGTCTAATTGAGCGTCTTCGGGATTTACGTTTTTTATTCTTCCTTCTACGTGTTTTGCGTTTATGTTTTCGATTGCGTGTTTTGCGACCATTACGAGAACCATCGCCACGATAAGTCTGTAATCTATCTTTAACAATTTCGCTCATCTTCCCCGGAACCGACGCCACCGCTCCTCCCGTATTTACCGAGGCATCAATGGTGTCTGATTTTGCAGTAAAAATTTTCTCACCAGGATCTGCATTTGCTTTCATAAGGCAATCATTTTTTTTATGATGTGCTAATAGTTTTTTCAATCTTGTTTCATTAAACGTTTCACGATTGACACATACATTTTCTAAAAAATTAAAATTTGATAATTTTGATAAGATATTAATTAGTGTATCTACTGTTCGCGTTAACTGTGACGCTACAAAAGTAGTATTATCAGTACCTATTACTAGTTGTTTACCTCTTAAATACTTATTAAATTCTTCACCCGCCCGTTTTGCTTGTCCGATTCCTGCTTTTGTTAATGGATTATCTATGAATTTTAATTTACACTTTTTGTCACTCAAATTATGTAATGTTTCTCCATGACGAAATATAAATAAATTTCTTAATTTATATAGTGAAGGTTTAAAATCATCGGTTGCTTTTAATAAATTAAATGCTTCATTCCATTTTGATTCTATTGTTTTTTTTGCAGACAATGATACGCCCTTTTCTTTATTAACATTTTCAGAAAATTCTATAAGATAGCCAGATTTATTTGCTTCTTCACACATATATTTAATATTTGTTCTACTATCTACTAGATATCCCTCGTCTTTTGGACAAGGACCACTATTTGTTATTTCAGGTTCACCATTATATATTAAATCTGCATTAACATCTCTTAATAATGGATTTATTGTAATATGTATGCATGCACAGTTCATTATTTTTTCATCAATGCCAAACAATCCTTTCCTGAATTGATTATGACTTCCAACTATAACTGCATTCTCCATATCACTTAATAAGTCCAACATTTTTGTTCGTTGTGTTTCAGCATTATCTTTTACACTTATATCTAATTGAACTTTAAAATTTACTTTTTTTGTTATATCATAATTAACATTCATTGCTTTCACCCATACGTCATTTAATTTCTTTGGTTTCCTTCCATCTTGAAAATGTGTAACCTTATTTTTTTCAGTAGAAGAAATAAGACCCACGCAATTATTAACCTCATTCAGCTTACTACTTCCTTTATAACTCATATAATTCCACGATAGCTGACCTAATGCCAAAGTTCTACAAGATGAAGAGAGCCCCCAATTACCTTTTCCGATTTCTTTTAAATTAGGAAATATTTTTATAGTAACTAGTTCATTCACTCTTGATACTGTCTGTTTTGATTCAATATTACCATTTTCATCTTTACCCATTACATCTGCATCATTAACAATGCTAATATTAATATCATCTTTATCAGTATCAGTTTTATGCAAATTATTTAAGTCAATAACTAATTCTTCACCAACTACTTCTTCATCATCTAATTTCGCACCACCTCTACGCGTGTTATTTTTATTTCTTCTAATACTTCGTTTTGTTTTCATTATCTTACTATATACTAAGATTAAAAAAATATATAAATAGGATTTAAAACCATACGCATATTTTTAATATATGCAGCAAGAAATGTTTTCCAAAATAGAAAGCCTTATAGAAAAATACAAAGACAATGAATACATGACTCAAAAATTAAATCATCATATTAATGTAAATTTGGAAAATCTCCTTGAAACAATTTACCTAAATCATGAAGAAAAAAAGCGTATTCGCGCAGAAACAGACAAACAAAAAAAACAATTTGTAATGCAGTTTCTTTCAAAAAAACCTTATTATTATTGTTGTCAAAACGAACAATATTATTTACTTGATAACTCCTACATTCCTTGCTCCAGTGATAATATTCATCATGAAATTCTAACATTAATAAATACTGATCATGAACTTTATTCTCAAAAACATAAGATGCCCAATTATGTATTAAAACAAATACGCGAGAGACCTCTTTTTTTATCCATTCCAGAGACAAATACAATTCAATGTGTATTAAGTTGTCTCTATCCAAATGTATTCCAAACAAAAACTCACGCAAAATATTTTTTAACCATACTGGGTGATTGTGTTTTAAAAAAGACACTATCCTTACTTTATTTTTTGCCATTTCATGCAAAAGATTTTATAAGCGTCATTGACGAAGCCATTAAAAGACAATTTAATAATATTTATGTCAATTCTTTATTCAAATACAAATATCACGACCATAATTATAGCGACTGTCGACTTGTAGAAATTAATCCAATTAATATGCAATTTTATAGTGGATTTCAAAAACATATTATTGAATTATTGTGCGTGTCATGTCATTATAGTGTTCGTTATAAAAATGCGGACCACTTTTTAACTTATGCGCGTCATCAAAATCTCAGTTCATACTCATGGTTTCTAAAAAATAACACATTGACTTCTATTATTAAACAATTTAGCTTAACATTTATCAAAAGTAGCGACAGTTACATCAAGGAAAAACATATGATTTTCATTTGGAAAAAATATCTTGAACAACACAAACTGCCTAGTATTTGTTCTTCCAATCAATTAAAAATAGAACTACGTACATTATTTACATTTCAAGAAGAAGGTAATAAATATTTAAATATTACCAGTTTACAGCTTCCTGTAGTTTCAACGTTTCAACAGTTTTGGGATAAACACATTTCCATAGATGAAACGTCAGAAAATGAATTCAAATTAAGTGAAATAGTAGATTTATTTTTAAAAGACAGTAAACAATCTATGGATGAATTTACACTATTAGAACTCATAAAGCATTTTTACCCATCTATTACTATTGAACAAGATAAGTATATTTTAAACATCAATTGCGATTTATGGGATAAACAAAGCGATATTATTACAGCATTAACCGAATATAAAGAAACTGTGCAAGAAAATAGAAATATTTATGATGCTTACCAATTTTATTGTAATTATTTCTCAAAAGGCTATATTACAAGTAAAAAACATTTTGATAAAATTGTAAAACCATTAATATAATAATAATAAATTAATATGCTAATATTAGTATATTAATTTACTGAAAAATGTTTAGACAATATGTCATTCTTTACTACTTTCTCTGATTTTTTTTTTAACTTATACTTATAATCACCAATTGAATTATGTTCATTATTATCTTCATGTAATTCTGGCATCATTTTAGTCAACGGTTTATCGATTACTAATAATAATCGTTCATGAGTCAATAATTTACGATATTCTTGAATGGTTAATGACCCCATAAACTTATCTAATATATATAATGGATTTGGTGCCGGTTTTATATTACGACTGTAGTCATATATTTTAGAATATATGTAATTCAATAAATGATATCTCTCATATTTAACGGAATCATCAATATGTTCATTAAACAAATATGCGCAAGCACATTCAGGACTACAAAAATTACCATATACTACATATTTTTTATTTACATAAATGCTTGGTATGTAAATAGTTGGATTATCGTATTCACAAGTACACCAAAAACATGACGATTTTTTTTGATCCATATTTAACCTAAAAATAGTATCTAACTCTTTTATTTTTTTCCATATGGAATTGTTAGTTATTTCTTGATTATCTACATGTATATTGTTGTTTGTATCCGTTTTATTTTCTACTGCAGCATTATTTTCTAATACTTCATATGATAACTCTTTTGAAGAATTTATTGAAAAAGATTCTACGTTTTCCATTAAAGGATTGTATTGCATAGAAGATAAAAAATCACAATCTTTATTATTAATATTCGATCTAACACACTTTAAATGTACAATCACATTTGAAAATAAATTTACGTCTTCGGCCAAATTAATATTTTTACTTACAATCTTTCCTCCTTTTGGTTTTCTTCCACGTTTTTTTGGAACCTTAACTTCTTCATTATTATTAGAAGTTTCTACCTTTTTTCTCGGCATTATAATTATCTTTATTTATATTGATTTAAATACTTTCATTAATTATATTAATGAAACAAATTCCGTGGACAGAAAAATATAGACCTCAGAATTTAAATCAAATTGTTTTTGATGATATAAATAAAAAAATATTTAATACAATATTAGATACAAATTATTTTCCAAATATATTATTACACGGACCCCCTGGTACTGGAAAAACAACAACCATTATAAATTTGATAAACGCTTATCAAAGTAAATATGAAACCATTAATAAACAATTAGTTATACACTTGAATGCATCCGATGAAAGAGGCATTGATATAATACGTAATCAATTACAACAATTTACAAATACCCAATCTTTTTTCATACAAGGTACCAAATTTGTAATATTAGATGAAATTGATTATATGACAAAAAACGCTCAACATGCACTGAAAATATTAATTCATAAATATTCAAAAAATATACGTTTTTGTTTAATGTGTAACTATATTAGTAAATTAATATTACCTTTACAAAATGAATTTATAAAATTAAGATTTAACAATTTAAATTATAATGATATATTACATTTTCTACAAGATATTAATAAAAAAGAAGGAAATAAATTTACAAAAAATGCTATTCACAATATTATTACAACTTATGGTTCCGATATACGCAGTATGATTAATTATATGCAATCGAATCAAACAAACGCTATACAAACATTAACAAATAAAGATTATAATACATTAACATGTACAATAAAAGAAAATTCTGTACAAGATAATGTTTCGTATCTTTTAAATTTAAAATCACAGTTTAAAATGAACAGTAGTGATTTATTATACAAATATTTTATGTACTTATTTTACAATGATAAATATTATATTACTCCTAAAACTGTAGAATTCATGGAGCAATTTATAAACAGCAACGAATATAATGAAATTGAATTAATTCAATATTTCGTACTTTTTTTTAAAGATAATTTTTGATTATGTAAATTATAATAAGTATCTAAACGTTTCATCAAACGGTTATTCCAGTCATTTTTATGAATTATTTTATTTGGATTAAATAAATTTCCCTTTAATTCATAAATTTTTTCATGTTCTAAATAGGAGTTATTTTGAGACATTGAAAATGTTTCATTAAACATTATTATTATGTATTTAGAAAATAATTACATAATAATTGAAAGATAATATAAAGCGAAACTATTATGCTAATTATGGATGTTGACAATGAATGGGAACTATTCTTAAGTGGTGAAAACACCGAAACGTTATCTAAAAATGAAAATTTAAGTAATATTGATATACCTAAATGCTCTGATATTTATATATCAACCAAAACAAAAATAGCCTATCTTAATTCTACTATAGATTTAAATGATATATTTTGGAAAATACCAATTGAACCTTATTATACAAATGAAGAATGTGCTATTAAAAAACAAATGAAGTTTAACTCCAATAATCCAGAAGAATTAGTTGTAATTGAAAATAATCTTAAAAAAGCAGAATTTTCTAATACTAAAATTATAACGCAAATTAATAATTCTACAGGACGAATTAAGTACAGAGATGTACGTAAAATAAGTATAGGTATATCTAAAAAAGATATTTTAAATAATAGAAAAAAAGAAAAAAGTGCATTTTACAACTGTTTTGTTGTTATCTTAAGAATTAAAATAGAAAATACATACAAAGAAGTACACGTTAAAGTGTTTAATACAGGAAAATTGGAAATTCCTGGAATACAAACGGATCTCATGTTTCACAAAACAATACAATTGCTTATTAAAATACTACAACCATATATAAGTTCGAAACTAGAATTTGATAAAGATAAATCTGAAACAGTGTTGGTGAATTCTAACTTTACATGTAATTATTTTATTAATCGTGACAAACTATTTGAACTTTTAAAATATAAATACAGAATTAATTGCAATTACGACCCATGTAGTTATCCAGGTATTCAATGTAAATATAATATTGATAACAATCAGCAAATGTCATTCATGATTTTTAGAACAGGAAGTGTCCTAATTGTAGGTAAATGTAACGATTCTGTTTTAATGGATATTTATAAATTCTTGTCTGAAATGTTTCAATCTGAATATATAAATATACATTGTACAAATGATACACCTATTAAAAAAAATACTGTGACAAAGAAAAAAAAAATTACTATTTATAAATAATATTTAACGATGAACCTAATATATCAATCTTAAAATTTAAACTTAAATTCATTTTTTTTAACATAGTATATATATTTTTTAAACATTCTTTATCTTTTTTTATTACCAAAAACTGATATATTGTTTCTAATGAATCTTCTTCAGCCACTTGTTTAAGTATATCTATCCATTCGTCTTGCTCTTGATTCGATAAATCCATATATAATACCATGTATATATATATCTGAATTATCCATTCTAACTTATTCATATGTATATATTTATAATCCGTCTTAATAACATCAAATATAGTTTTTTTATATACAAAAACTAAAACATCCTTTGAATTAAAATCGGTTAAACTAGTTTGTTTTATTTGTCCTATGAACTCTATAAAGTATAATAGTGCGTTTTTAGCAGCTATCTCAGTAAATTCTACATTATTTGAATAGTTTAAAAATATACAATAAATATTTGTAATACACCGGATTCCTTTTTCCATAATAAATTTATAATAATCATTATTTAACATTATTATTTTCTTATAATCTATTAAAAAATCTCTTATCAAACCTATATACGAATCTATTACATCTTCAAAAGAATTTTCACATTCACTTTTATAATTTATTTTATTCAAAATAGACATATTTTTAAATTCCATCTATATATGTATTTTAAGATAAGTATTTAAAGAATTAATCTATTTAAAGCATATAATATATTTATATCAAATGTCTGAAGAAGCTTCTTATAAACTTCCTAGCGATAAGATAATGCAACACGCATGTAAACTCGCTCTCGTCGACGACAAGCCCATTTTATTGGACTACTGGACAGCAAGCTGTGACAAAAAAGCACTAATTGGAGTAAGAGATAATGAAGAGAAGCTCCTTGTAAAAAGTGAAGATGAATATACTAGTCCCATTTCCAAAATTTTTAAAGTAGAAGAAGAATTTATTATTGTAACTGAAAATTCTATTTATATTGCATCCGCTGATATTCCTACAAAACGAATTTCTTAAATTATTATGTAAATGTATTATATATGACTAATATTATTGGCGTAAAAAGAATAAACATGTTTTTTACATCTAAATGTGTTATTGAAAATAGATATCAACCTGGGTCCGGTGTTGGTGCTAAATCTGCCTTTGTAAGAAATACTTTAAATAAAAGAGCTTCTTCTAAAAAAGACGGAACACCATATCTTAGTTTATGTAAAAAAAATAATTCTTAATTTTATAAAAAAATTATAAATTATTTAATTAATTTAGGTGCAGTAGGTGGAATATTATTTCTACCTTTTCCATATCTATAATAAGCTACTATACTATATTTATCTCCTTTTATAGGTTTATTCCAATGAGGCCATTCTTTTCCATTATATAATAAAAATTTGTTCTTTGTATCAAATACTTGTATTTTTTTTGTATTAGGATCTTGTAAACATAACTCTCCACCACTATAATTGCCAACAGAAGTAATTAAAGATACTGGAGAATTTCTGGAATCAGTATGTTTTCTACACTTAACATTGTGATTAATTGTAATACAATCAAATTTAAATCCCTTAGGTGCATGAGCTTTTACATATGCAAATAACATTTTATTCACTTTAGGATATTTTCTTGTTAATGCACTTGGCACAGGACGCCATTTAGATGTTGGATTCATTATTTTACCAAATACACCACTATATCGACGCCCTTTTTCTGATGATATTTTATTTCTTACCATATCTAAAGCTCGACGCGTTGGTTTTTTATCTGGACTACGAGCATCTAATTTTTTTACATTTTTTCTTGTTTTATTTAAATCTATAAATTTTACAGTTTTTAAAACTTCATATATTTGTTTTGATGTCGGTGCCATTATAATATAATCCTATATAATAATTTATATCTTATTTATCACTAATTGTGCAGACTCTAATGCTCCTTCTATCCATGCTTGTTTTTTTGAAAATCCTTCCCCACATGTATATATATTCTTTACTGGATTTATCATTTCCTTTATAATTTTATCACTATCATATCCGACTTTCCAAAAATGTGCTCCATGAGACCAAAAATGACATTTAAAATAAGTAGGATTAGGAATATTTAAGTCCATAAATAAACTACGAACCTCTTTTATTACCATTTTCTCTATAATATTACTATCTTTTAATACATAAGGGGATTTTAAAAATGGCGTTACATCTGAACCGTCTGTATAAGATATCATAATTAAGCCACTTTCTTTTGATATTGGAATTATATGTCGTATAAATGAATTTGTTGTAGTACGATTTAAATCATTAAACCATACTTTTCCATTTAACTTTGGAAATATTGCATATATACGTAAAAGCTTACCAGGAAATACTGATTTTAAATTATGATGAACATGTCTTAATATTGAAAACCCCCTCATTTGATGTGGTTTTATTGCAAATATTACTTTATTTGATTTATATAAGTGTTTATTGTTTACTTCTATTGAAAAACTATCATTACAATGTGTTACATTTGTTACACATTTTTTTAATAATATAGATCCGTTATTTTGAATTATACTATGTTTCATCTTATTGCATAATATTGAAAATCCTTGGTTTAAAATATAATATTTATTACTTATAAAATCTCGGGAAAATGTATTTACACCTTCATATGCACTAAGTTGCATAAATTCACATCTATATCCAAATACATTAATTATAAAGGATACATCCTGTTTATTATAATATTTTTCACATAACTCCTTGAATGTTATATTTTGCAAATAAGATTTACTTAGACTTTTTGATTTATTTAAAATATCTTTTATTACATTATGGAAAAAATCTTTGCCTGCTGGTAAATATCCATGTTTTTTGTCTAAATAATCTACTTCATCCGATAATTCAAAAGAATCTAATTTATATTTTTTTATTAAATTACATAATAATGGTTGCTTCTTATGATAACGCGCTGCACCTATTTCATATTGAGGATTTTTATGGGTATGTATACGACCTCCCAAATATTCTCGCTCATCTAATAGCAAAATCTTATTTTTTTTTGATAATTGTAATGCACAATATAATCCTGCAGCACCACCACCTATTATTACAATGTCATACATATTATAATAATAGGTTATTTTTTTCTACGTTGTAATTCCTTATCAAAATCACGTTTTGTTAATTTATAACCCCAATGTTGTAAAACTTGCCTGATTTTTGGACTAATTGATTCGTCGTTCCATTTACCATTTTTTTTTAATATTTGAGTAACCAAAAAACGCATAAAACGACCTCTTGGACTGGCCAATGCTAACCATCGATTTATTTGACGTTCATCGTCTGGTGTGCGTTTCCCATTATAAAAATCGCAATACCAATGCATCCACCCATAAGGGTTATATTTTGTAATCCATTTTTTTGATTCCCAAAAATCAAGCGTTGTTCCTACCTTTACTTTATATTTATTAATTGATTTATCATATATTTTTCTACTTAACTTATTTTCTGATATATTTTTCCACCAAGACTTTGGATATTTTTTATGAACATTTTTATAACTTTTTTTCGTAATATTTGAATAAATAGGACGCCAATATGTTCCTCCAAAACTTCCTAAATTAAAAATTTCTCGAGGGGATAAATTAGGTTTAAACTGTGGAAAATCTTTAAATTTCTTACCCCCTTTTTGTGTTTTATTTTTTTTAAATCGATATACACGACCTTTTGTATATTTTTCTTTTCTGGCTTTTTTAATTTGATTTTTTGTTAATTCTTTATGAGTAACAGGTGTTCTTTTAGTAATTCGCTTACTTGGACGATATATATCATTTTTATATTTATATCCTACTTCTCCGCGTTGATTTACCCATTTTTCATCAAACCATCGACGTAATCCTTTCTTTTTTGTATAATTTCCCTTATATGGATTTTTATTTCCATATTTCTTTTTAAAACTTGCTTTATATTTTTGAACCACTATACCACTTCTATATGCACTATGTTTTGGTATATTTTTATATACTTGTTTTTTAACTTTTTCATATAGTTTATTATCAGTGGGCTCTGGCATATTATATATATTATATATATATATATATTATATGTCGAGACGGAAAGTACAAAATGAAAGCGCCACCAAGTTTAAAACAAATTATAAAAAAATGTGGAAACCTATACCAAAACAATTATATAAAATTTGGTTCTGAATCAATATCTTCTTTAAAATCATTGTTAAAGCATTATTATAGTGATGAATCAAAACTTCAAGCTGAAGAATGGCTCCGCAAATTATAAAATTTATATAAAATACTTTTCAAAATTTAAATGATAATTTGGCTGAGTTACTTGAATAATTTTATTTTCATCATAATTTCTACAACTTATACCAAAGTCAAATAATTGTTCAAAAATACCATCAAAATAAGGTGCATATGGTTTCATATAAACAGTATTTGTGTCTTTATTCAAATATACATATATTTGAAAATATTTATTACTAAAACCATGGGCATACAAATCAAATAATTTCCATTGTGGTTCATTTACATTGATATATAAATCATCTTTTACACGCGTTGGTATTTTTATATAATCCATTATTCTTAATTATATAAGATTATAATATTTTTATTGTTTCAATATTATTATTATTAAAATCATCTAATAATGATTTTCTTTTAATGCTCATTTTAGGAGTTAAATATTCGTCCCATAGTTCCTTTTTTATAAAATATGCGTGTTTTATTTGTAAATATTTATTTAAATCGTTATTGATCATGTCTATAATATCATAACCAATATCTTTGTTTATCAATAATTCATTATTTTCTCCATCTCTTGTGAAAATAATACTGCTACAATCTACGTGTCTTTTAACAATAGATTCTACACGTTCTACATTTACAAACTTTCCATTACTTAATTTATAATTATCACTTATACGCCCCGTATAATATAAATAACCATCCTTCAAATATCCACTGTCTCCAGTTTTATACCATATTTTGTCATCCCGTTCAATTAAAACGTCTTTTGTTAATTCTGGCTGATTCCAATATCCCATCATCACGTTTGGACCACTGACTTGTATTTCATCATTTACAATTTCTACCAATACATTGTCTATTACTCTACCTATAGACTGAATATTACGTGGGCTATACATATGATTTACTGAAATCATCGGAGCTGTTTCAGAACATCCATATCCTTGACATATTATATAATTGTATTTTTCAAAAAACTTTAATGTAGAATCTTCCAATTTTGCCCCTCCTGTAAATATATATTTTAAATTATTTCCAAAAATTTGTTTTAAAATAACTGGTAAAACTAATTTAATAATAGGACCATCCAAATAATCTACTTTAGATTTAATTAAATCTAATACTCGTGGAACTAAATATAATACATTTGGCTGTATTTCTTTTATTTCTTTTATGAAATTTTCTTTATTGGAACATATTGCTAGCTTATTATCATACATTATGTTATAATACAATTCACACGTTTGACTATATATATGTGCCCAAGGTAATATATTTAATGAAGTAGTTTGGGGCATAGTATGAAATCTTTCTCTTATAGCAAATATATTTGATATTATATTTTCATTTGTTAAAATCACTCCTTTTGGCTTACCAGTTGTACCTGATGTATATATAAGTGTAGATATATCATTGCATTCATTTTGTATAACATTTGAAGATAAATATGTTTCTACATTATTTTCTATTTTTTTTATCTTATACGTTGTTATTTCTTTATCATCTGTAATAAGTAACTTTGGATTACAATCAGACAATACATGTTGAACATAATTTTGTTTTTGATTTTCGTACATTGGAACCCATATTGCTCCTAAGGAATTTGTTGCAATATTCCAAGATATCCACTCTAAACTATTTTTACCCTTGTAAGCCACACGACTACCTTTACCCACTCCTTCGTCTTTCAAACGTTGTATACAATATCGTGTTGTTCCTAATAAATAATCTTTGTCTCTCCATACCCATTTATTAGAT